TCAGCGAATGGCGCTGGTCGCCGAAAGGCGGCCGTAAAGTGCGATCAGGCCGCCAATTCCGCCCGCAACCGTCACCAGCCCGTCCGCAAGTTCGCCTTGCAGACCGGCGGGCAGTTCAAGGCCGGCAATGCTGAAAAGCGGTGCGAAAACCGCGACCAGAGCACCCCAGATCGTGCGCGATTGATACCACGCTTTGGTACTGTCCATAATCTCATCCTTTGCGTTGTTTTTCAGACACATGTCAGATCGGCAGAACGGCCTTGGCCGCCACGCCCGAGGGCACCGCGCGGCCGAGCTGGCGGACACGCACGGAAATGTGATCCCGCAAGGCCGGGAAATCTGTGAGTTCGTCTGCGGCGGGGTAAAACCACACGGGTTCTGAAACCTCCGCCACGCGCCGCACCGTCTCGCCGTCCAGCACCTCGACGCGATAAAGCTCGAAGGGCTCGTCCAGCGGGATCTCGCTCGCATCCCAGCCGTCGGCCTCCACCCGGCCCCGACGTTTCCACCTGAACAGCACGCCATCCCCGCGCCGTTCGGCGGAAAGATGGACCGGCGCGAGCGGCGTCAGCGCCCGCAAGCCTCCCTCGAAGGCAAAAGGCCCGCTCATTGCGCCCGCCATTCCCGCAGCTTCCGCGATCCAGCTCAGGCGTCGTCCGCGCTCGCTCGCGGCAAGACCCAGCGGCTGCACCGCCTGATCCAGAACCACCACCGGCGCACCCTTTGGCGCGCCTGCGGCCAGTGCGTCTTCCGTGCCAGCCAGTCCCCGCAGGAGAGAGGAAAGCCGCCAGCGTGAGGGTGCGATTTCTTCGGCCTTTGCGAAAGCGACGATCTCCCACACGCCGTTTGCGGCCTTGATGGCAAGACGGCTCTCGCCGTTCAGCACCGAAAGCTCCGCGGCCGACGACACTTCACCGAAGGGCAGATCGACGAGGATGGTATTTTTCCGGTCGAAACGGCCGGGAGGGCCTGATATCAGCGGCATTGCCAGTGCGCCGATCATCGCCGGCCGGTCAAGCAGAACGCGCTGCCGGTAACCCTCCGTACCCGGCGACGCGGAAATGATGATGGGTCGCCAGGGCTTTGCGAGGGCGGCAATCCGCGCCGAATCCTCCGGCGCGGTGCCGTCATGGCAGGGAAGATCGAGAAACAGTACCTCGGGCGCGAACCCTTCCGCACCGCTTGCGCCGTTGCTGCGCCGTTCCTCCGCACCACCAGCGAAAACCGAAAAGGCGGCGGAAAAGGCCCGCGCCTCCACCTGCCGCACCGCGCCGTCCTCAATGCGGCTCACCAGAAACCGCCCGGAAGGCGCTTGCGGAAAGGCGCCTTCCGGCAGGCGGATGCAATCGCCGGGTTCGATGGTGATTTCAGAAGGCGGCAGGGCAAAGCGCAGGCTGCGCTGCGCCTGCCGGTTGTCGCGCAACAGCGCCTCGACCGCCGCCTCCGCAGTTTCCGCAGGCAGGGCGGCGTTGAGATCAAGCCGCATGACCCGGCTACCGGCATTGTCGATGCGGCGGGACCTTGCACTCCCCTGCTCGTAATCCAGCGCCGGGTTGAAAGACGTCAGCACGGCCTCTGCCGCAAAATCGCTGTCATGGCCGCGACTTTCCGACCAGAGCGGCTCGTCCTCCAGATCGGCCAGCACGGCAATATCGCGGACCGGCAAAACCGCCGTGTTACGGGAGCGGAAGCGCAGGGTTCCGCCATCTTCCGCCACATCCACCTGGAAAGCCGCCATCAGCGGCTCCAGGAGGTTGCGGGCCGAGGTCACGTCGCCCTGCACATAACCGGTCAGATCACCGCTGACGGCGGACACGTCGAAGGCGGAAAAGCCGTGATCGGTGAGGATGGCGGCGATGGTATCGGCGAGTGTGGCCGTTCCCAGCCGGCCATTCAGCCAGTGGCCAGTGCGCCAGTTCGCCCCATCGCTCCATGCCGCGCCATTCTGCGGAAAGGCGGGAAAAGGCCGTGCATCCCAGGTCCACAGATAGACCCTGTCTGCATCGACCATCGCTGCGGCCTCACGCCAATGGTCGAGATGCGCCTCGAGAAACCGCCGCTGCTGGCTGTCGGCGCGGCTTCGGCGGGAGAAATAAGGAAAGGCGTTTTCCGCCGATTTCGGATCGGGAAAGACATTGGGGCGTGTCGCGCTCTTGTCCACCGCCGGGCAGCCGAGTTCGGTGAACCAGATCGGCTTCGAGCCCGGCACCCATGCGGTCGGCGTGGATTTCTCCACTCCCCGCACCCGGCCGTGATGGAGGTTGCCCCACCAGTTCCTGATATCCTTGTAGCGGAACACCCAAGGCTTGCCCTTCAGCCCGTCCGTAATCGGCGTGCGCCGTCGTGCTGCGCGGTCTGCGTCACTGAAATAATACCAGTCGAAGCCCTCACCTGCCGTGATGGCATAACGGAATGCGGCGGCATCATCCGGGCCGGTCATGCCATCGGGACTGCCGTTCGCGGCATCCTCGTCACGCCAGTCAGAGAGCGGCATGTAATTGTCGATGCCAACAGCATCGATCTCAGGGCTCGCCCAGAGCGGGTCGAGGTGGAAGAACACGTCGCCCGAACCATCTGCCGGCTGGTGGCCGAAATATTCGCTCCAGTCCGCCGCATAGGTCAGCTTCACCGCCGGCCCCATCACGGCCCGTACGTCGCCCGCCAACCGCACCAGTTCCTCGACAAAGGGAAAGGCATCATTCTCGTCTCTCAGCGCCGTCAGCCCGCGCAGTTCCGAGCCGATCAGGAAGGCATCCACCCCGCCCGCCCGAGCCGCCAGCGCCGCATAATGCAGCACCATGCGCCGGTAACCTTCATGGCGATTGCAGAAGGCGGAAACCTGCGTCCGTGCGCCAGCGCTGCGATCCGCAGAACCGGCCCTGCCGGGTGCGGGAAAGCAGGTGATGCGCCCGCGCCAGGCATAAGCGTCCTGCTCGCTTTTGCCATAGGGGTCGGCAAGACCGTTATCGACGGGAACATCCATCATCACGAAGGGATAAAGGCACACTCGCAAACCCCGCGCCTTGAGATCGGCGATGGCCTGCAACACGCTTTCGTCGTTGGGTGTACCGCCATAGGCGGGACCGTCGCCGTGATGGCTGACGAGATGCGCCTCGCCGCGCGAAAGGCCGGCGACGGACCATGGCATCGTTTCCCCATCCCGGCCGTCCACCTCCACGCCGGGCAGAATGCGGCATTCACCCACCCGCATATCCGTGCCGAACCAGCTCACCACCAGCGCCACGCTCTCAAGATTGGGGCAGAGCGCCTGCAATTCGTCGATTGCCGCCTGCCAATCCGTCGCGGCGGTCAAACCATTGCGGTTCATGATGCGGCTTTGGCCGATGCCCGTTCGTTCGGAAACCTGCACGGTGGCGTAACCATGTTCCGTTGCGCCGGGGATGACGGTGATGGCGCGGATGGCTTTTTCCAGCCGTCCGACAGGCCGCACCACTTCGAACTGCATCAGCGGAATGCGGTTGCCATAAGTATCGAGCGGCAGGCGTTCGAACACCACATAGGCCAGTCCGCGAAAGGCCGGCGCATTGCCCGCCCCCTGCTTCGCCTCGATCAAAGGATCGGGCAATTGTGTCTCGCTGCCGGAATAAAAACGCATCTCGATGGCGCTCAGGTCCAACTCCCGCCCATCGGCCCAGACACGCCGCACCATGGCCGCCTCACCTTCGCACAGGCCGATGGCGACATTGGCAAAATAGCGAAAGGTTTCGACCTTCGGGCCACGGTTGCCCTTGCCGCCGCGGCGCTCCACCTCGATGTTTTCTTCAAAACGCGTCGCCCAGATCAGCGTGCCGCCGATCCTTGCGGTGCCATAAAGCCGGCTGATCGCCGCCCCCTCATCCGCCCCCGGAATGCGCGCCGTCGAAAGACGCGCGCCCGTTACCGTCCGCCCGTTCGAAAGCAGCGTGCGGTCGATGGCATTGCCCGCCAGCGCCCCGGCCGCCCGGCCGATCATTGCGCCCAAAGGACCGAAAATGCCGCCGAGCGCCGCACCCGCCGCCTGAAAAACGATTGTCGCCATGCTCGCCTCGAAAAACTCAGGGATCGGGAAAACGGAAGATACCGGCGATGCGCCGCCTCCAGCCCGGCACCAGCGCCGAACGCACCACCGCCGCCTGTTCATAGGCATGGATGAAATGCTGTGACCCGGCCAGAATGCCGAGATGTTTGGCCGCCGCATCGGCCCGCCAGCGAAACAGCAGCAGGTCTCCCGACCTTGCCTCTTCCATGCGAGGAACCGCCAGAAAATGGCGTTCCGCCGCCGCCATCAACCGGTCCTCGCCGCCGCGTTCAGCCCAATCGGGCGCATAGGGCGGCGGCAATTCCGGTTCGTGGCCGTAAACGCCGCGCCAGATGCCGCGGATGAGGCCGAGGCAATCGCAGCCGACACCCTTCAACGAGGCCTGATGCCGATAGGGCGTGCCGATCCAGCCTCCGGCGAGCGCCAGCACTCTTTCGCCGGTGTCGCTCATGGAAACAGCGCCCCACCGTCATGGCTCTCACCGCCGCTCGCATAGGAATAGGCGAAATCCGCCCCCGGCAGATGCGGGAAGCCCCGGAAATTCAGATGATTGGTGAATTTCGCCCGGCAAGTGGTGAAACTCTTGTCGCAGCCGGCGGTGACGGAAAAAATGTCCCCCGGCGAAGGCAGCTGTTCCGGCGGCAGCCAGAAGGACAGATGCACGCCGCCGTCACGCCGCTCGTGGCCATCGAGGTCGAAACTCTTGGCCGCCAGCAGGCCGGCCAGAAAGCGGAGCTTTCCCCGGCTGAAAAAACCATCGGCAAAGGCATCGAGCCCTGACACGAGCAGGCCGCCCGAGGCATCCACCGCCACAACGTTGCCATGGCCGGTAAACGGCTCGAGATCGACACCGCAACGCCTGTCCCCGAGTGCGGCATCGCAGCGACGCCCATAGATCCTGCCCTGCGGCTGGCCGAGGCGATGGGCAAGGCTGCGCAGCTCGGCGCGAAACGCCCCGCCAGCCCGTGTCACCTCGCCAATCTCGCGCATGTTCAGCAGCATATGCTGGTCAGGCGCCTGCCAGTTGACGAGGAAAAGCTCCACCCTCGCACCATCGAAACGCCCGGCGGCCAGATCGTCTTCCGCAATCGCCTCGCTCGAAAAACCGCCCGCCACCTCCCCGGCACTCGCGCCCAGCCCCGTTTCGCTGTCGCTGTCGCTGGCCGCAAAGCCGCTGGCGGCAAGGTAGGAGGTGCCGCCGAACACGATCATCTCATCATGATCGGTAAAACCGATCGTGACGCCATCCTTCAGTGTCACCTTCCAGCAATGGCATGTGGTCGTCGCATCTCCCTTGAGATGCTCGGCAAGGGCGGCGGGAATGGTTTTCATGGCAGGATTTCCATCAGTGGAATGGAGGGAATGCGGCCCGCCTCGAAAGCGGTCAGGTTTACGTCGATACGGTCGATCGCGAAACGGACCGGCACGTCGAATTCAAAACCGGCGCGGATCGCGGCGCCGGCGGGCGGCACGCGGCCCGCCCGGAAGAGCACCGTGCCGGTGGCGTGATCGACCGAAATATCGGCCGCTTCGAGCTTCACCCCCTCGACCGAAACCATAACCGAACCCTCCGCGGGTTTATCGATCCGCCGCGTGAAGGAGCCGCCGGCATCGGCATAGGTCTTCAGCAACTGAAAACCCGCCGTCACCCCATCGCCGGTACCAATCCTCTGATCGGTCGAGGCAGGCGTCTCTCCCGGCGGGCAGGATTTGAAATCCACGGGATCGCGAAAACGAAAGCCGTAAAGCTCACCGCGCCGCGCCTCGAAAAAGGCGAGCACCTCATAGAGATCGGCGACGGAGCGGATGCCGGATCCGGCGTCATAGCTGCGTCTGGCGTTCCTCCAGCGCTGGTTGCGACTCTCCCGGCCGTTGGACAGGTTGACGATATCCGTCCGCCTCACCGGCCCGCCGCTGACGCCGAGCGCGAGCCGCAGCGGAAAGCGCACTTCATGAAATGCCGCCATGTCGTTGTTCCTGGATTCTTTTCGATGGTCTGGAAAAAGGAGCGCGCGTCACAATCCGCGCTGGCCGCGCCCGACGCTGCGCGCCAGCATGGCGGCGATCTGGCCTTCGCTTTTGCGGAAGCTCGCAGCATCCGTCGCCGTCACGTTAAAAACGATCTGCGCCCCGCCGCCGCCCGCAGGTGCGGCAACACCGAGGGCGCCATCCGAACCGCGCTTCAGCGGCAAAATCGCTTCCGCCCCCGCCTCGCCCATCAGGCCAAGCCCGCCGCCCATCGGAAAAAAAGCGGGGCTGGAGACCACCCCGCCATCGGCAAAAGGCGTGATGCTGCGCCCCGGCACCCCGCCATCGGCAAAGGCGAACAGCGAACCGCCGCCGTTCAACAACCCGCCGACGGCATCGCCAATCATGCTCTCCAGCGGTTTCAGCCCGGCCGAAAGCGCGATGCCGGACAGCCGTTGGCCAAGCCCACGCAACACATCGTCCAGCCCCTTGCCGCCGGTCGCCGCCGCCTGCAGGGCCGAGGTCAGGGCCGCACCGAACCGCTCGGAACGCCGCTCGAGATCACCCATCACCTCCGAGAGCGCCTCCGCCTCTTCCCGGTTCTCCGCAATCGATCTTTCGCCCGTCATCGCGCTTGCCTTTCTGATTCAAACCGGAGCCGCAAAATTTTGAAATGCCATTCGTTTTTGAGATCAACTCACCCATCCGGAAACTGCCGCATCATCCCCTCCATGGCCTGACGGTCAGGGCCGCGCGAAACGGCGCTGCCGCCCGTCATCGCGAAAAATTCCCTCGGGGTCATCATCCAGAAGGTTTCGGAGGAAAGCCGCAGCAGGAAGAGGCCGGTATGGATCACCGCGTCCCAGGGGAATGGGCGCGGCGTCGCCTCGCCTGCTGCGGCACTCAAGGGTCCGGTGGCGTCTCGCCTTTCAAACCGCCGAAAGTCGCGGTCAGAAGATCGGCAACGATCGCGGCGTGGCCGGCAATGCCGCCTTCCACCGTGGCGGCGGCCACATCCTCGTCGGAAAAGACGTTGCCCGCGCCGCGCAGGCCCGCGCCGATCACCCGGATCATGTCCACCGCCTTCATGCGCCCGCTCGCGAAACGTTCAGCGAGCGCGGTGAGGTCATCGGCTTCAAAGGCGGTTTCGAGTTCGGCAAGAGCCCCGAGCGTCAGGCACAGGATGCGCCTTTCACCGTCTATCAGCGCTTCTATCTCGCCGCGATGGCGGTTCGCCCGCCCGTAACGCAAACGCTCAGGCATCATAGCACTCCGAATGTGAGAAGACCGGCCGATTCCAGCGCGATCTCGAATTGCACTTCGCCATCGTGGCGGCCGGAATATTCGAGCGCGACGATCTGGAAGGGGCCGGCAATAGAGCCGAAATCGGGAATGACGATCTGCCAGCCGGGAATGCTGCCCGCAAAAAATGCGTCGCGCACCAGCGCATCGCTCGCCTGGTCCTTGAAGATGCCGGAGGCCGTGAGCGATGCCCGCTGCACGCCCGCGCCGGCGAGAAGCTCGCGCCAGCGCCCGGCGCTTTCGGCATCCGTCACGTCGACCGCCTGCGCATTGAAGGCCAGCCGTTTTGTTCTGAGCCCCGCCACCGTCGCAAAGACACTGGCATTGTCGATCTTCAGCAGCAGGTCCTTGCCCTTCTGCGCCACCATGTTGTTTCCTTTCATTTAAATTGCGGTTGCGGGGGTGCAGCGGGCCTGCTACCAAATGGTTTCCCGCACCTCGCACCCCGCGATCTCACCATGTCCGACGCCGCCTCCATGACGTCCCGCGTGCGCCTTATCGGCGTGCTGGCGCTTGGGCAGATCATCAGCTGGGGCAGCGGGTTCGACATGCTGGCCATTCTGGCGCCACGGATCGGCGGCGAACTGGCGATCGGCAACGAGATCGTTTTTGCCGGCCTCACCATCATGATGCTGATCAGCGCGCTTTGCGGCCCGCTGCTGGGAAGAATGCTCGTCCAGCGCGGCGCGGCGCCTGTGCTGGTGGCCGGCTCAGTACTCTTTGCCGCCGGCTTTGCCGTGCTCGCCTTTTCGGGCGGTGTCACAAGCTATCTTTTCGGCTGGGCCGTAATGGGTCTGGCCGCAACCTGCGGGTTGACGACGGCGGCCCATACCGCCGTGGTGGAGCGTGTGGGTGCGGAAAGCGGCCGGTTGCTGACGCTTCTGATGCTGTTCACCGGGCTTTCGGGCGCGGTTTTCCTGCCCGTCACCGCGCTGGCGGAACAACATCTCGGCTGGCGCGGCACACTTCTGCTCTATGCCTGTCTGCAGCTCTTCGTGCTTCTGCCGCTCTATTTCTTCATCCTTCCCGACCGTCCGCCCCGCAAGGAAGCGAAGCGGCAGAAAGCCGACGCCCTTTCATCCACGCCAGTCGATACACGCCGGGCTTTTCTGCTTCTGGCGGCCATGACGACGATCAGCGCCTTTACGACCTTCGGCCTGTCGCCGCTCCTGCCGCTGCTGCTCATTCAGGCGGGCGCAACGCAATCGCTTGCCGTCCAGCTGGCATCGGCGCGCAGCCTGCTGGCAATTACGGCGCGCGGGCTGGATTTCCTCCTTGGGAAACGCGGCAGCCCCTTCCTCACCGCCATGATCGGCTTCTGTCTTCTGCTGCTGTCGCTGCTGCTGTTGCTTGGCTTTGCCCCGGCCATGCCGGCTTTCATCGGTTTCATCATTTTTTTCGGTTTCGGCGCCGGTGTGCTCACCGTCAGCCGGGCCGTGCTGCCGCTGGCGGTATTTTCCCCGGAGGAATATGGGCTGCAGGCCGCGCGTATCTCCCTGCCGCAGAACCTCGCCATTGCCGTTGCACCTGTTATTTTCACGCTGGCGCTGGATCGCGGCGGGGTGGCGGCCATGCTTGGCGTCGCCGCCGTGCTGATCGCCATTTCGTTTGTGCTCCTGATCGTCCTGTGGAAAACCGTGCGCAGGCAGAACGCCTGAAACGGCACTACTCCGTCACCGCCCTGAAACGCATCTCGATGATGAAATTCCGGGTCTTCGCCTCGCGCCGCGAGCGGCTGGAGAGAAGATGCAGATTGACGAGAGAGACCCCGGCAATCGGCAGCGCCGCATCATCGAGCAGGCTCATGACACGAGCGGTGATCTCTCCCGCACCCTTGCGGCCATTGGCATCGCTCCATATCTGCAGCGACAGGAAATGTTCCTCGGCCTTTTCCGTGGCGGTCGAATAATCCCTGCTTTCGAGATCATCGATAACGATGCAAGGCAGAACCGCGCGCGGCAGAAGCCGGTCGACGATGCCGCCGGGGATGAGCGCCGTCAGCACCGCATCGCCGGTCAGTCGCGCGAAAATCGCCTGCAGAAGCGGGTTTGCGGCGCTCATCGGCTTTCCTCCTCGCAACGGCAGACGATGAAGCGACATGTCTCATCCGGGTCCATCACCGCCCGGATCGCCAGAATGCGGCGGCCCTTGCGAAAGCGCATGCCAGCAATGATGTCAGCGCGGTAAGCCAGCCAGACGCGGTGGGTGATCGTCACGCCCTCGGCCGAGGCCCGTTCATGGGATGCCTCCGAAACGGGTTCGATCGCAGCCCAGAGCGACCGCAGGAAATTCCAGCTTTCCGCAGCACCACCCTGCCCGTCCGGCGTTTCGGTCCGCACGTCCAGTTCCAGCCGCGCCGTCAGCTTGCCGGGATCGAGAAAAACAAGGTTCATGTCTCAAAGCCCCAGACGGCAGAAGGGCGCAACCAGCCGCTCGTAGCCGGCGGGAACGGCCGCGGGCTGGTTTTCCGGGGCGACAGCACCGCGAAAGGCGAACATCTGTGCCACATGCATCAGCATGGCGCGTTTCAGCGTGTCGGGCACATCCGTTCCCGCTTCGCCGTAACCGGCAATGAAATCGATCTCGATGCCGTTCATCGCCCGGCCGGGAGCCGGCGGATCGCGCAGCCACAGCCTCGCCGGCCGCGCCGCACCGTCGAGCAATTTCTCCCCGGCGGTGATGTCTGCCGAGCGCCCCTCTCCGTCAAAAACCAGAATCGTTTCGATGGCTTGCACCGGTGTCCTGCCAATCAGAATCACGCCCGTCTGCGGCCACCGGTCGAGATAAAGCCGCCAGGTCTGACGGAGGAGGCAAAGCCCGCTCGTGCGTTCCAGATGCTCGCGGGCGATGCGGATGAGTGCGGCAAGAAGCGCGACCTCGTCGTCGCCGTCGAGGCGCAGATGCGCCTTGACCTCGGCAAGCGTCAGCGGCTCCGCCTGCGGCGGATGAATGAGGGCATAGGTCATGGGGTCTCCGGAAGGACGGCAATCAAAGAGGGAGCGAGCGGTGGCGGCTTGTTGCCTTCTCCCCGAGGGGGGAGAAGGTCGCAGCAGCGGAATGAGGGGGCGACGGTAGAGATATTCCGCAATGTTGCCCCCTCATCTGCCCTTCGGGCATCTTCTCCCCGGCGGGGAGAAGAAAGGGCCGCAAGGTCGGCGGTCAATTCACCCCGAATTTCACCAGCTTGATCGCCTCGAAATTCTGCACGCCGCCGCCCACACGCTTGGTGGTGTAGAACAGCACATAGGGTTTGGCCGAATAGGGATCGCGCAGGATGCGCACGCCGGTACGGTCGACGACGAGATAGCCGGCGCGGAAATCGCCAAATGCGATGGCAAAGCTGTTGGCTGCCACGTTCGGCATGTCCTCCGCCTCCGTCACCGGAAAGCCCATCAGCGAGGCCGGCTGGCCGGCGGCGGCGGGCGGGTGCCACAGATAGGCGCCGCTCGTATCCTTGAAGCGGCGCAGCGCCCCTTGCGTCTTGCGGTTCATCAGGAATGCGCCGTTCTGGCGGTGGCCGGCCTTCAGCGCATAAACGGCGTCGAGCAGCACATCCATCGGCCCGGCGGAAACAAAGCCGGCCGAAACGCCTGTCGCGACATAACCGATGTTGCCCCAGCTCCAGCCATCATTGGCAACGGTGGTGTAGGAGAGGAAACCCTTGGGCTTGCTGGCGCCGTCGCCGGCGATGAAAGCGGCGGCCTCCTGTTCGGCGAAAGCGATGTCCACCTCGGAGGCGATCCAGGCCTCGATATCGACTGCGGCGTCATCCAGCAGGCCCTGCGTGGCCGCCGGCATGGCGTAAAGCTCCATCGTCGGGAAGGAAAGCTCGGCAAGCTGCGGCGTTGCCGTCTGCGGGCGCGCCGCCGTTTCGGAGACCCAGCCGGTCGTCATGCCGCCGGGCGAGAAGGGTTTTTTCAGCACGGCGGCGGAAACCTGCCGCACGGTCGCCAGCGCGCGGATCGGCGAAATCGCCGTCATGCGCCGACCGATCTCGCCATCCGTCTCACTCGGCAGCAGGAAGCCGCCATCGGCTCCGGTCGAGCCGGCAAAAGCCTTCGCCTCCAGATCGCGCAGCGCACCTTCCTCACCTCGGCGGATATAGGCCTCGAAAGCGGCCTTGTGCTCCTCGGCATCGTGCGAAAGCGCGTCCTTGCGGCCAAGTGCGGGGCGCGCTTTCCTGAGCGCCAGATCGTCCATGATCCTGCGGTTGTCGTCGAGCGTCCTGTCGATGCGGTCGAGCTTGTCGCGGGTCACGACATCAGCCCCCATCTTGCGCTCGATATCGGCAAGCCGCTGGTCGTTGGTTTCGCGGAAGGCCTCAAAGGCCTCCATGAACTCATCGAAGGCGGTCGTCACCGTATCGGGCACGGCCTTCACCTGCGGTGCAACAGTCATCGGGGCCGGTTTCGTCATCTGGTCTGTCATGTCGTTTCCTTGTGGGTGATTGTCCGGAAGTCAGCGTTTGAATGCCGTGTCGAACAGCGAGCGGGCAGCGCGACGCATGTTGCGCACCAGTTCGGTCTCGCGGTCGCGGAAGAAGCGGGCGTGCTTGACGTCGGAAACCCGCGCGGACGGCAGCATCGGGAAGGTCACGACCGAAATTTCCCAGAGATCGGCCTCCAGAATGCGCCGGACGCCTGAGCCCGCCGCCTTGCCGGAGCGCCCATCCTTACTGGAACGCCCCTCTTTACTCGAACGTACGGTGCGAAAGCCGATCGACAGCCCGTCCAGCGCGCCGGTCTTCATCAGCGAATGCACCTCGCGGGAGCGGGCGACGCCGGGCGCGAGGACGCCCTCCACATAAAGGCCGCGCTCATCCTCGCGGATGGTGCGCCAGGCACCGATCGGCTCGGCAGGGTCGTGCTGATAGAGCATGCGGATGCCGGCCGCGCCCCGCTCCTCGATGGAGCGGCGGAAAGCCCCGCGCTCGATGACATCCTGACCGAGATCGATCTCGCCGAAGACGCTGGCATAGCCGGAAAAGGTGCCGTCGCTGGTAATGCCGCGCAGCTCCAGATTGGCGAATTTGCGCGTGGCGGGACGCGGCCCGCGATAAACGTGCATGGAAAACTCCTGCGATGTGAAGGAAGTGTCAGGCGCGCGGGCGGGCGCTGTAACGGTCGGCGATACGCACCAGCACGCCCAGCCCCCACCAGGCCCCCATGCTGGCGGCGGCGGACCCCGCCACCATGATTTCCCGGCCCGAAAGCGCGCCGGCAATATCGAGCTGCTGCACGATCCACAGGCCGATCGGCCCGCCGAAGATCATGCCGCAGGACACGCCGGTGATGAAACGGCTCGCAGCCTCACGTTTGCTTTTCGGCAGGAGGTAGACGAGCGACACACCCGCGCCCGCCACGGCGCCGGTGATGCGGGCGGCCCAGATGCCGGCCTCATTGGCGAATTCAGACATGGGTAATCATTCCGTTCTAGGATGTTGTTATCGGGCGGACGCGCCGCGTCGCACGCAGGCGCTTTTTGCGCGCCTGCGCCGGGTGATTTTGTGAGTCTTCGGAATCGCTTGTGCGGAAGACCTCACAGGGAGATTCCGCTTCTTCAGAAAATGATTGAACACGAGGCCGGGGCTTCGATCCCGCCGGGTCGGTGATCAATAACCGACGGCTTCGCGCTTTTCTTCGTCGCTCAGGAATGATGCCGCGCCGATGCGTGCCCAGAGCGCATCCCGCTCGCCGGCAAGCCCGGCAATCCGGTCGAGATCAGGTTCGAGCCTCAACCCCGAGCCGAAGACCGGAGAAAGCCAGCCGCAGAGCCTCGCCGCCGTGCGATAAACGAGCGGCAGGACGGTCAGACGATAAAAGGCGCGGTTCGCCTCCTGGTAATTGGCATAGGTATTGTCGCCGGGAATGCCGATCAGCATCGGCGGCACGCCGAGCGAGAGCGCGATATCGCGCGCCGCGCCGTTGCGGGCCTCCAGAAAATCCATGTCGCGCGGCGAAAGACCCATGGCCTTCCAGTCCAGCCCGCCTTCCAGCAACAGCGGACGGCCGGCATTCATCGCCCCCTGATAACCTTCCTCCAGCTCACGCTTCAGTCGCTCATATTGCTCGGTGGGGAGATTGCCGCCTTCCTTCGGCTGGTAGACCAGCGCCCCGGAAGGCCGGGCGGAATTGTCGAGCAGGCGTTTGTTCCACTGGCTCGCGGCGTTGTGCAGATCAAGCGCGGCGCCTGCGGAGGCGAGCGGTGCAAAACCCGCCCGATCATCCAGCGGATGAAAGAGTTTCAGGTGCAACAGCCCTAGCCCGTCGCGCTCGGCGGCGATGCGCCGGGATGCCCGGCCCTCGGCACGGTAATCAAAGGCCACCGGCCAGCCGTCCGATCCTTCGACGATGCTCACCCGGTCGGGCCGCAGGAGATGCAGTTCACGCAACTGCCCACCCACCGTTAACGGCTCGATATAGGCATTTCCGGCCAGCATGAGGTGGCCATAAAGCGCCTCGAAAAAATCCGGCCCACCCATATGGGCGCTCGGTTTTAAAAGCAGCGCCAGCAGCGGATGATCGGCCAGTTCCTCTTCGCCATCATAGAGCAGCCAGCTGACCGAGGCGGATGTTTCCGCCACCATGCGGGCGGCGCGGTGCGCCACCGGGTTTTTCATAAAGCCTTCGCGGGCAAGTGCGGCATAGGACCGGCCGGACCAGAAGGCCTGCCCGCCCTGCACCGCCACCGCCATGAAGCCATCAGCCATTTTCCGGCTTTCAGGCACGGCTCTGCCATCCGCCGGGCGCTTGCGCGGCAGGGAAAAGGGAAATCGCAT